GTAGGGAGAGTTATGCTTATACTTTCCTAGACAAACTTAAATGACTGCAACAATTGCTTTACAGCAGAAGAATGCCTGGGACCAGTTTTGTGACTGGGTAACTTCTACTAACAACCGTCTTTATGTAGGCTGGTTTGGGACACTGATGATTCCGTGTCTCCTCGCCGCCACCATTTGTTTCATCGTAGCGTTCGTCGCTGCACCACCTGTTGATATTGATGGAATCCGCGAACCTGTCGCAGGCTCCCTGTTGTATGGAAACAACATCATATCGGGAGCCGTCGTTCCGAGCAGCAATGCCATCGGACTACACTTCTACCCAATTTGGGAAGCTGCTTCACTTGATGAATGGCTGTACAACGGCGGTCCATTCCAGCTCGTCACTTTCCACTTCCTCATTGGCATCTATGCTTACATGGGACGAGAGTGGGAACTTAGCTATCGACTAGGGATGCGTCCCTGGATCTTCGTTGCTTACTCTGCTCCAGTCGCTGCAGCTACTGCAGTATTCCTCGTCTACCCCTTCGGTCAAGGATCTTTCTCTGATGCAATGCCACTCGGTATCTCCGGCACGTTTAATTACATGCTGGTCTTCCAAGCTGAACACAATATTCTCATGCACCCGTTCCATATGTTGGGAGTTGCTGGTGTATTTGGGGGTAGCCTGTTTAGTGCTATGCACGGTAGCCTTGTCACGTCTTCTCTTGTTAGGGAGACGACTGAGGATGTGTCTCAGAACTATGGCTATAAGTTTGGACAAGAAGAAGAAACGTACAACATCGTAGCAGCACATGGCTACTTCGGACGACTTATTTTCCAGTACGCATCCTTTAACAATAGCCGTAGCCTTCACTTTTTTCTGGCTGCTTGGCCTGTTGTTGGTATTTGGTTCGCTGCTCTGGGTGTCAGCACGATGGCTTTTAATCTTAACGGCTTTAATTTTAACCAGTCCCTTCTTGATAGTCAGGGACGTGTTGTTCGTACTTGGGCCGACATCCTTAACCAAGCGAACCTGGGATTTGAAGTCATGCACGAGCGCAACGCTCACAACTTCCCTCTGGACCTTGCTTCTGTTGAAGCATCTCCAGTCGCCTTGTCCGCCCCCGCCATTGGATGAGGCTGAACCGCCGTCCGTTCATCCCCTTAGTGGGACGCATGTAACCTGATCATGGAACGGGGGTCAGGTGCTTGGAGATTATCATGGCTACTCAAGTCACTTACAAGTATCGCGGCGTTTCTTACACTAAAACGATTGTCCGTTAAATCGGCATCAGGTAGTCCGTAAAAGCGGCATTGGGAGGTGCAAACCCTCCCTTACCTATTGGCGTTGGCCCTTACGAGGACACCCTTCGCCGCTAGCGGTGTGTAGCACCCTAACGCTACAAAAAAAAATTATGGATCCAAAAATGATTGCATGGGCATCTGGTCTTTTTGAAGGCGAGGGCACAGTGCGTAGAAAACTAGAAATAGAAATGACTGATAAAGACGTTATTACTAAATTCTGGGACATTATGAATTGCGGAAATATGTATTACCGAGAACGTCCAAATGTCAAACCTACTTGGCGGTGGGCAGTCGGTAATAAACATGACGTAATAAAATGTTTGACACTGATGCTTCCGTTCTTTGGAAATCGCAGAGCCTATCAAGCTCTAAACATTCTAGACAGTTTAGAGTTAGTATAATAACTTTCTCTTTACTCCTTAAAAATGGCATTCCAATCTTCGGTTAACCCCGCTCAGCTTACTCAGCTGGGTCAGGCTAACCTGGCGGGTGATACCCGCGCCCTTTATCTCAAGCTTTTCAGCGGCGAGATGTTCAAGGGTTTCCAACATAATACTATCGCTCGTGATCTTGTCATGAAGCGTACTCTGCAGAACGGCAAGTCTCTGCAGTTCATCTACACCGGTCGTACCAAGAGTGAGTTCCATACTCCTGGTAACAGCATCCTGGGTGATAGCAACAATGCACCCCCGGTGGCTGAGAAGACCATCACGGTTGACGATCTGCTGATCTCCAGTGCATTCGTTTACGACCTTGATGAGACCCTTTCTCATTACGACCTGCGTAGCGAGATCTCTCGTAAGATCGGTTATGCTCTTGCAGAAAAGTATGACCGTCTGATCTTCCGTGCTATCGCTCGCGGTGCACGTCAGGCATCCCCTGTGTCTGCTACCGGCTACGTTGAGCCCGGTGGTACTCAGATCCGTGTCGGTTCTACCGCTAACGAATCTGACGCTTACAACTCTGCCAATCTGGTTGCTGCCTTCTACGATGCTGCAGCTGCTATGGATGAGAAGGGTGTGTCCAGCGATGGCCGTGTTGCCGTCCTGAACCCCCGTCAGTACTACGAACTGATCCAAGCTGTCGGCACCAATGGTCTGATCAACCGTGACGCTCAGGGTTCTGCTCTGCAGTCCGGTCAAGGCATCATTGAGATTGCTGGTATCAAGATCTACAAGTCCATGAACATTCCGTTCCTGGGTAAGTACGGTACCAAGTACGGCGGCACCACTGGTGTTACCGATCCTGGTAACGCTGGCTCCTTCATCGGTGAAACCCTTGAGGATGCTTCGACTGCTCAGACTGGTATCAACAACGACTACGGTACTGCTGCTGAAGTCGGCGCCACGTCCTGTGGTCTGATCTTCCAGCGTGAAGCTGCTGGTTGTGTGGAAGCTATCGCTCCTCAGGTGCAAGTCACCAGCGGCGACGTTTCCGTGATCTACCAGGGTGATGTGATCCTGGGTCGTCTCGCCATGGGCGCTGACTACCTGAACCCCGCTGCAGCTGTTGAGCTGTACGTGGGTGGTTCTGCACCTACTGCTTTCTGATTTTAATATCTTTTTACGGGAGCTCCTTCGGGGGCTCCTTTTTTTTAATTCTTTATTGAGAATAAGAATCAAATGCCTTACCCTACTACTGGCTCCAACACTGAGCTACAAGCTGTTAATCAGATCCTGGCGTCAGTTGGTCAGGCTCCTGTAAACACGTTAACGACTGAAGAAACTTTTGTACTAGAAAAAACTGACAGCTTTATTGGCTCTATTAGTGGAACCACACTTACTACAGAAGAAGCTAATATTCCTGTTGGTACGTTTATCTCTGGAACTGGTGTAACACAAAACACTTCTATTGCTACAGCAGGTGTTGCTCAAGGTACTAACCCGGAGACTTATAATTACACTGTTAATATTTCACAAACAGTAGCTAGTACAACTCTAATTAAATCAGTAGTTTCTTTTAAAGTTGAAACCCAAACCAACCCGGACGTTGCGATTGCATACAACACGTTAACGGAAGTTTCACGGGAAGTTCAATCAGAAGGTTGGTCTTTCAATAGAGAACGTAACTATACTCAACTCCAACCTGACGCTACAACTAAGAAAATTAAAATTCCCAATAACGCTATTCAAGTAGACCTTAGCCAAGATTATCAGATTAACCTTGGTCGTAATGCGGTAAACCGTGGTGGTTACCTGTACGACACTATTGGTCACACTGATGTATGGGATACTAATGAAACCATTTATTTAGATATGGTGTGGGAGTGGCAGTATGAGTACATTCCTCAACCTATTCAAGCTTACATCGTAGCACGTGCAGCAGCAGTCTTTTGCAGTAGGACCATTGGTGATCCTAATCAATACCAGATGCTGCAGCAGAAAGAAGCGTATGCAAGGGCAATGGCTCTTGAATATGAATGCAACCAAAATGATGTAACCATATTTGGTGATCCTCAAAACGGTAATTACTACAGCAGCTACAATCCATTTAATGCACTAATCCGATAATGCCCGCAGTAACTCAACTGACACCTAATTTTCTTGGTGGTGTCTCACGACAAAATGACGACAAAAAATTAGAAGGTCAGGTATCTGAGTGTATTAACGGGTATCCTGATCCGACCTACGGTCTTCTTAAAAGACCAGGTATGAAGTTTATCGACCAGCTTAAAGCTTCTGGCTCTACTGTATACACTAAAGCCCAACTAGCAGGCAGCACTTGGTTCTCTATTGATCGTGGTGCTGACACTTCTTATATTGGTGCTATCAAGGGTACGTCTATTTATTTGTGGACTACAGAAGGTGATCCGTGTACAATTACGGCTCCAGGTGGGGGTGCTTATAGCACAGGTTATCTGAGTGGTTCTGCTTACCACTTCCGTAGTATTCAAGATACTACTCTTGTGACTAATAAGGGTGTAACTCCTACCATGCAGGCACCTGGTAGTTACGTTGCTAATTCAGTAGCCACTATTAAACTGCTTAATTTGACGGCTACTTTTGAGTACACTGTAACTATTCAAGGTGTTTCTACCACTGTTACTGCTCAAACTTCAGCAACGTTTGATGATATGTTGCTGTATGATTCAGCTGATGTGAACGCTAACCACCATTTGGTGGATGCAATTAAAAATCTTATTGAAACACAGCAAGCCGCTAATAACGCTGACTTTGACGGTCAGTGGGGTCTAGAGGGTTATACCAATAGCTTAGTTATTAAACGGTGGAACGAATCTAACGTACTTGATCAGGTAATTACAAACTATGGTTCTTACCTTAATCCTACCGCTTTTACTATTGAAGTTAAAGGTGGTCTAAATAACGATGCTATTGAAGTATTTGAAGATGAAGTAACTGATGTTTCTAAACTTCCTATTGAATCTTTTCACGGTCATCACGTAACTATTCTCAACAGTGATTCTGCTGCTGACGACTATTACGTTGAATATGTTGCATACAACGGACAACGTGGTAGAGGTTATTGGAAGGAAGCACGGGCACGTGATGTGTCTGCTGGTGTTGTAGCATCGTCTATGCCCCATCAACTGATTAGAACTGGTGAAACTACTTTTACTTTTGGCCCTAGCCCGTGGAATGACAGGGAATCAGGAGATGACGTTACTACTCCTTCTGTTTTTACTGTAGACACCTCAGTAACGCCTCACACCTATACTGGTAAACCCATTACCGCTACGTTCTTTTACAACAACCGCCTTGGATTGCTGTCTGAGGATAACGTTATCTTTGGTGTAGCTAATGACGCTTACAACTTCTTTGGACGTTCTGCTCTGACTCAGATTGATTCAGATCCTATTGATTTGAACGTCTCTAGTATTAAACCTGTTAAACTGGTTGACGTTCTACCGTCTCCACAAGGTTTGACTCTTTTCAGTGAACAGCAGCAGTTCCAAGTCTTTTCCACTGACTCACGTATCCTAACTCCATCAACCACTTTGGTTCGTACCATTTCTAACTATGAAATGGATTCAAACATTTCACCGGTTGATGTCGGTACTACTGCTATCTTTGTTAGTAAACTTTCTCAGTACAGCAAGGTATTCTCAATCCAACTACAGGACGTTGAACAGAACCCTGTTGTGGTAGACATCAGTAAACCTGTTCTTGAATGGATCCCTAATACTATTGATGATCTTGTCGTTAGTCCCCAAAACTCTTTGGTTGGACTAGTTGACAGAGATTCGTCTTATTTGTATTTGTTCCGTTTCTATAACAACGGTGAACGTAATCTTCTAGAAGCATGGACTAAGTGGCAGCTAACTGGCACTATTAACCACGTTTCAATTATGAACGATGATGTCTTTATAATTGGACAGCATAAGGATGAGTACACTATTCAATCAATTACGTTGGATGAAATACCTAACGGTGAGATTGAAGTAACAGATTTTGATCCTGGTGGTTATCCCCAAACAATTTCAGGTAACGCTTGTTTAGACTTTATGTCTCTTCCTAGGTTTGGTGAGGGATTTCTTAATTGGGTACTTTATGATGGTACAAACGATGTAACTAAAATTTTTACTCGTTTTACACCAATTAGTGACAAAGAAGGGACAGTTCTTATTACTAAACCTTCTACTAGTGCAGGTTTCTCTGTTCAAGCAGTACCTAAATATGAGGTAGATCTAGATAGTAGCATTCACTGGTACTTTGAAGCTAAGGGTGACCTAAGAGAATTTCAGTATAACATGGTAGTCGGTTACAAATATGATTTTGAAGTAACTCTACCTACATTTTATTTCCGCCGTAATGAAACCACCACAGACTTTACTGCACCTTTGACCGTTTCACGTGTTAAACTATCTGCAGGCAGGTCTGGTGCATTGACGTTTAAAACACGACTTGGAAGTTCCCAAGAGTGGACCGACGTTAAGGAGGTGACAACCATTAACGACTACGAAGCAACTGGTAATCCTGTTAAATCTGAGTTCCTGTTTGTCGTCCCAATCCATCAACGTAACACTAATTTTGAACTTAAAGTGACAAGTGATTTTCCATACCCTGTATCGTTGGTGTCAATGATGTGGGAGGGTAACTATACACCACGACAATATAGGAGGGCTTAATGCTTGACTTAGAATTTAATCCGAAAGGACACAGCCTTCTAGACGATCAGCTTGCTGAGTCTGGTTTGAAGATGAGCCTTGATCCGGTTATAGGCGCTGCTTTAATTGGCGGGGCCACTTCTATTTTTAGTGGTATTTTTGGTGCTTCTGAAGCTGATAAACAGAACCAACAAGCACAAGCTGCTCAAGAGGAGCAACAGAAACTTCTAAACAAACAAGCGCAACTTCAAAACGATTACAACAAACAGAAGTTTGAAGCTGACAAAGAGAACTACCGTAAACAAGCTGAATACAACTTTCAGACTGCTGTTAAAAATTGGCAGTATGATATGACCATTCGCACCTTGCAAGAAAAGGTGGATGCTCAGAAGTATTTGATGAGTGTAGAGAACGCTCAGAAACAGTTGACTTTTAATGAAGTTGCTGCTCAACAATCTCAGTCTAGGGAACAGCTTGCTTTAAATGATGCCAAAGCTGAGTACAGTTTCCAAGCTCAAGATCAACTTGTAGCTCAACTTCAAGCTCAAGGTAAAGCACGTCTGGGACAAGCTGGCAGATCTATGCAAAAACGTGTTCAATCTAGTGAAGCACAGATTGGTAGAGATCTAGCTGTTATGTCAGCCAGTTTGACAGGTGAGATTAACGCTTCTCACCTCCGTATGTTTGACATTAACATGGGTAAGTTTGTTGCAGATGCTAATGTTCAGGCCGCCATGATGCTACGTCCTGAGCGTCTTCCTGACATTCCTACACCTACTAAACCGCCTGAGCCTACTTGGGTTGAACCGATGCAAATCATTCCTGGTATGGCTGCTCCTGCTCAACAACAGAGTGTCGCTATGCCTTTAATTCAAGGGTTTGGTAGTGCTGCTAGTAATTTAGCCAGCATTGATTGGAGTAGTGGAGTTGGTGGCGGTAAACAACCACAGACATATGGAACTAGTGGTATTCCTGGGATAACCTCTGGGCTCAGTTACAGCGGACCTACTAGTTATGCAGGAGTGAAATTTTAACTATGGCAAAATTTAGACGATCAATTCAGCCAACTGGTTTCCGTCCTGAGCAAGTATCTGAGCGTAACATCAGTCAGCTTCAAGCATATTCCGACAGGATTACTAATGCGCTACGTGAGGAACGTGATGCTGTAATCTCTAATCGTAATCGGACAGCCGATGCGATGAAAGAAAATGCTCAGATTGAAGCCCAGCAGTCTGCAACCAATCAGAAAATTCAACAACAAAATCTTCAAACTCAATTTGAAGAGCAGACTCTA